GCGATGCGTGCGATCCGGTTCAGGTCGTCGTTGCTGCTGGCCTTCTCCGCGTCGGCGATCAGCTCGTCGCCGGTCGGCACCTTGGGCTTCTGAGCGGGCGCAGGAGCGTCCTTGAGGGGCTGGACGACGTAGACCTTGCTCTTGCCGCGCTTGACCAGCAGGGGCACCTGCTTGGGCTTGTCGATGTGCGACAGGGCACGGATCCGAGTGCCGCCCACAGCCGCCCCGCCGAACTCGACGTCGGGGTCGCAGTAGAGGGTGACTCGCCGGCCGACGTAGGTGGCGGCGTCCTTGCCCCAGCAGGCCATGAGCACCCGGCGCATCGACAGGTTCGGCCGCCACGGTCGGGGGAACTCGGCGAGGTGGAAGTTGAACGGCTGCTCGTCGTTGTTTCGGCTGATCCGCTCGATGGTGAAGGTGCGGTCGCCGCCCAGGAGGTCGACGGCGTCGAGCTGGTCGCTCTTCGGGGCGATCGTCTCGCTCATGTCGAAGCTGGTCACAGGGTCAACTCCAGGTCGGTCAGGCGCTCGGTCATGGGGAGGCCGTCGACAGCGGCCTGGTAGGTGGCGACCATGTCTGCGGCGGTGTCCTCGAAGGCGGAGACGGCGGCGACGATGGCCTCGAACCACTTGGGGTCCGGCTCGACCCGCTTCACGTAGAGCGGCATCCCGCCGCAGAAGCTCACGTAGTCGATCCACGACCGGCCGGAGACCAGCAGCCCGCACTGCAGTTGCGCGTAGTTCTCCGGCGGCACCTCGTCGGCGAGGATCGTGCTGAGCTGCTTCTTCTGCCGGCGCGACTTGACCTCGATCAGCCCGTCGGAGCCCACGAGGCCGTCGGGGGAGTAGCCGATCCGGAAGCCCCAGTCGTCGCGGATCATGAAGCCCGTCGTGGTGACCGGGGCGTAGTGCTCGCTGTAGACCTCGACGGCGCGGGGCTCGTCCTCCTGGCCGCGCAACATGTCGTCGCTGACGTAGACGGGGTCGACGTAGCCGGTGATCCGCTCGGCGACCAGAAGCGCGGTGAGGGCGCGGCTGTAGTCGTTGGCGGCGACGCGGCCGGTGGTGGTGAGCAGCTTGCCGACGACGGACGCGGTGACGATGCCGCGCCGCTGCTCGAGCCATTGTTCTGAGCCCTGCACCAGGCTGGCGAGTTCGATGAGGCTCACGCCGCGCTCGCCTTCTCGCGGCCCGCCTCGGTCGCCACGTAGGCGCCGCGGCGGCCCCGGACGGTGCCGAAGTCGACGTCGCCGTACTGGCGGCGCATCTGCGACAGGCGCGGGGCGATGCTGTTGTAGCCACCGGCCGGGTCGCCGTAGAGCGCGACGTACAGCTCGTACGCCTCCGGTGCGGTCAAGCCGGCGTCGCCCGCGTCGATGACGAGCTGCAGCAGGCGGGCGCGCTGGGATCCGGCGAACCGGGACGCGCGGGTTGCGGCGGCGCGTTCGGTGCTGTTGGCGCCGGTGTGGGCGAGGGCGGTCACGATGCCTCTCCGATGTGCTTGACGGTGCGGGCGTAGTGCTCTCGCCACTCACGGCGGGCAAGAGCGCGGGTCTGCGGGCTGGCGAGGCTCTGGATGAGGGCTTCGGCCTGCTCTTCGGTGGCGGCGTGCTGTAAAGCGAGGAACACGCCCACCCAGGTGCGGCGGCTCACTCGTGCTCACCGACCCCGCACGGGCACCAGCCGGGGCACATGCTGTGCACGCCCTCGGCGAGTCCGACACGGGCCAGCAGCCACCGGTAGAGGCGGTCGGGCAGCACGGCCAGGAGGTCGGTCAGCATCGGATGTCCACCCGCCCCGCGGGGTGACGTTGCATCGCGGCGTGCACGTCGGCCGAGTACTGCTCGTCGGCCTTCTGGTCGGCGAGCGCGATCGACTTGCCGAACGCCACGCCGATAGCGAGGCCGATCAGCAGCCACAGGCCGGTGCCGAGCAGGAACGTGGCGGCGATCCCGGCGGCGCTCACGACGCGGCCTTTACGAGGCGCAGGGTGCGGACGGGCTCGAGCGGCTTCATGAAGAGTTCGTTGCACGTGTGCACCACGACGGAGCCGATGCGCAGCTCGTGGTGGCAGCGGTCGGGTCGGCAGGTCATCGCCCCACCGCCGCGCTGACCAGGAGGGCGGCGATGTACGCGCCCCGCAGAAAGACGATGAAGCCGTAGACGATGCCGACCGCGCCGATGACGGGGAGCACCTTGTTCAGCCAGCCGCCGCGCAAGTCGGCGACGAACGCACTCGCCAGGAAGCGGTTCCGACGGCGGCGGAGGCGGGCGCGGAACGTCAGGTGGCGCGTGGTGTGCGGCGGCTCCCAGATCCACGGGAACGGCGCGAAGTTTGTGTCGGTGCGGCGTATCTGCAGCATCTGTGCGTGCTCTGACATGTGTGTGGCACACTCCTTCTCGGTTGGCGCCGTCCGGTTCCTTGTCAGGGGGCAGCGGGCGGCGCTGCTGTGTGTTGCGGGGTGGAAGAGCCGGTCCGGGCCGCAGAACAGGTGGAGCGCGACCCGGGCCGGGGCTCAGTTGTCCGCGGCGTGGCGGCGGAGCGCGGCAATGAGTTCGTCGAGAACTTCGCCGGAGTCGCGGTCGATCGGCTGGCCGTTGCGCTCGCGGAGGCGCGGGGCCTTCTCGCGGGCTTCGGCGATCGCCCCCGCGGCGACGTCGAAGACCTCGTCCATGTCGAGCAGGTCCGCGGCTTGGCGGAACAGCTCGGGATGGCCGGTCATGCGGAGGCTCTGAAGCGCGCGCGGCCCTCGGCCTCGATGCGCTCGCAGTATGCTTCGAAGCTGGCCCGCGTGACGCGGAGCGCCGACGCCCCTGGTTTGGCGGAGACGTTCGCGCCGTCCAGGTGGCCCGCGTAGATGAGGTTGCGGACCGAGCCCGGTGACTTGAAGCCGAGCTGTGCGGCCACCTCACCGAGGGTCATGTACCGCGACGGGCCGGAGTTTTCAATCTTTCGAGTCATGCCATTCCCCCACACTGACCACGTTGCCAGTTGACACTGACAATGCGGATCGTTCGTGACTCACTGCTTGGTGCGACGGGGGCAACCCTGCTGAGTGACCCCCGTTCCGGCGTCCCCTTGGGTCAACCCTCAACTTGGGGGGTGACTACCGGCAAGGTGGACAGTAGCCGCACGGTTGGGCGCTGGCAACACTGGGTGGCATCATCCCCGGCGTGTCGCAAAGAAATCCGGAAATCGTTACTGGTGGCAACGTTGCTTGTTGCCATCAAGGCGGGCAGCGTGCACTCTTGCGCGCTACCGGGGGCAACCGGTGACTAGCAAGGAACGAAGCAACGTGGACCTTCTCGCGGACCTTGTCCTGCGACGCCTGGCCGAGCTGGGTGAACCAGGCTCCCCGCTGTCCCTGCGGCGCGCCGCGGAGCGCTCGCAGGGCCTGATCTCCTACGAGCTGCTGCGGCGGATCAGTCGCGGCGAGCACGGCGGCGGCATCAGTGACCGCGTCGCGCAGGGGCTGTCGATCGCCCTGGACGTGCCGATCAAGGACATCTACATGTCGGCGCGGGTGCCGCGGCCGGAGTCGCGGTGGATCCTGCCGGCCCGCTTCGACCGCCTGGACGCCGCCGAGCGCCGGGTAGTCGAGTCTGTGGCTGCTGCGATCCTTGAGGCGCGTGAGAAAGGTCTCCGCGGAGGGTGACCCGGCGCATCCCCTCAGCGGACGCACAGGTCGTAACGGAAACCCTCAAGTACTACCGGCGGGTAGCATGATCGTTCCGGTAATCGCTCGTTCCTCCCCGGGTGTGTCTGTCACTGGCAGGGCTTAAAGTCCCTTCCCGGACACCGGGGCCGGTCAAGACGACCAGCCCCGGACGCGTGCAGGGGGAGTCGGGGAGACGTTGGACGAGTACACGATCATCAGGACGATTGAGCTGCCGCACGGGCGCGACTGGGAGTGGTACCCCGACGCGAACGTCGTCGCGCTGGCGCCGCACATCGTGACCGAGACGCAGCGGTCGCAGGCGCTGTTCGAGGTCTACCGGCACTGGCGGCGCAACTGCATACAGATCGTCGAGAGCCCTTCACTGGAGGTGCTGCCCCTCTAGGGCCGACAATCGGCAACGTGGCCTACTACCGGAAGCTCCCGTCGGGGCGGCACAACTACGTGGTGCGGCTGCCCAACGGCAAGCGGAAGAGCTTCACCGACGACCTGAAGGGCGCGGCGAAGAAGCGCGCCGAGGACTTCGAACGGTCGCTGCGTGACGGCGGACCGGTGGCGATCGACCACCGGTTCACCGTCGGCCAGTGGCACGAGGACTGGGTCGGCGCCCGGCGGGTGGAGACGGCGACGGCGAAGAAGAACGCCTCGCACTGGCGCAACCACGTCCAGCCGCGGTGGGGCGACGAGCCGCTGACGGGCATCCGGCGCTCGCAGGTGCAGCGATGGATCGTGGACATGGAGAAGGCCGGCGTCGGCCCGGACACCATCCACGCCGTCTACAACCTGCTGGCCGGGATGCTCACCGACGCCGTGCTCGAGGGTCGGCTGGGCGCGTCGCCGTGTCGGGAGATCGACCTGCCGCGGATCGTGAAACGCCCGCCGCGGTGGCTGAGCAAGGACGAGTACGGGCGGATCCAGCTCGCGCTGGCCGAGGTGCCGCACGCCCCGGTGTGGCAGGCACTGGTCGGGCTCGGCGCCTACTCGGGGCTGCGCGTGCTGGGCGAGCTGGCCGGGCTGGACGTGGAGCACATCGACTTCGACCGCAACCGGGTGTGGGTGTCGCAGGTGATGACCCGGTCGGGGCTGCGGGCGTACCCGAAGAACGACGCGTCGGTGCGCAGCGTGCCGTTCCCCGAGGAGGTCGCCGGGCTGCTGTGGCGGATCGTCGGCGACCGGGGGGGCGGGCCGGTGTTCCTGGCGCCGGAGGGCGGCCGGGTCAACGAGTCGAACTTCCGCAACCGGGTGTGGCGTCCTGCGCTCGCGGCGGCCGGCGTCGGCTACGAGTCGCCCTACGTGCTGCGGCACACGGCGGCGTCGTGGTGGATCCAGGGCGGCCTGGCGGACTACCGGGTGGCGCGGCTGCTCGGGCACTCCTCGACCCGGATGCTCGGCGTCTACGCGCACCTCGACCCGAACAAGGATGACGACGTGCGCGCGGCGTGGGG